AAATTTATCTGCAATGTGCCTGTGATGGGACCCCTCTACAAAGTCGGGCCATACACATTTGACAAAAGACAAGAAGTCATTCTTAGCTTTATTCTGTATCTTTTTTTCAGCAAGCAGGAGTTGCATCTGCTTGAAGGTCTTACGAACATCTGCAGGTAATTTTTCGATATTTACCTTATTCAAGTCCATGGTACCAATATGTTTTCAGTATACACGAATGTGTAAAACTTGCAATACAACCTAGAGTAGTGGGACCCCTTTTTGTAAAAAGGGGGGATAGGGTCGAAGCGATTAGTGATGTTTGGGATTGGTTCGGGACCCCTGGCCCGCTGTTATCCTACAGTACCGGGCCAGGGGTAGAGAGTTAATCTAGTAAAGTCATGTAAGCTTTAGGATTTAACCTACTAAACTTGTCCATGGCTTTTTGCATTGCTTTGTAGTCACCTATACGCTCTGAATATTTAACGATAAAATAATAAGCGTACTCTGTGGTTGTGAGCATTTCAGATTTACCAGAATAAGGATTAGTAACCTTTGTATCTCTGGGTTCTGTTTTGTTTCTTTCTAAGTCAGTCATGTCCTGGATCATATAGGATAAGTCAAGCATTGTCAACCGGTGTTATCTTTTTTTCTGTCCATGCACTCCTAGTCCACCCATACTCGGTTGTCTGCTCCGGGTGTTTTACTACCTCAACGTTTATTGGTGTTTCACGTGCCTCGGTCCTTGGGTGTAGTCTGATGAACTCGTCCCAATGTTCGTGCATAAAATCATTCCAACAACCTTGACTACAAAAATGGGACCAGACATTGTTTGCGTTCCAATGGTTTTGAGCAATCTTTCTGGTCCTCAAAACCTTTGAACCTTTGACACCTCTTATCCTGTCCTGTGTATGTCTGGTATGACACTCCGGTCCATGACACCAATTATAGTCTGACATTTCTTTTTTCCTCTCTTT